ATACATAATAATCGTTTATTATCATAATATGGTAAATCTGCATATGTAAAAGCCAAATAAAATGTTAATATGGTATCAATTGTGGCAATGTGTATTTCCTGGTCAGCAATTTCTATTTTATTATAACTATGACAAGCTATGGGTTTATAAATAAAAGCAACAATTTCTCCGTTTACATCAATACGTATATGTTTCGGTATAATTTCGCCAATTTTTTTATAATTTTTGATTTTTACATTACGAAATCCGGATTCTTGTAATCTTTCTTTTACGATAAGTGCAGTTTTATCAGGTTCTTCTGATAAAACATCGAAATCGGGTATGTTCTTAACCAAATGTTTTTGTTCTTTACTCATATATTTTGAATACAAACTAGTTGCATATCCTCCGAAAAAAATAACTGCTTGATCAATAAATGCATTTCTCACTGTATAATATATTTTTTCACTTTCTTCCATATGTGTTTCCATTTGCCTTTGAAAATCAACAGTTTCACAATCAACGCCTGGATTTAAAGGGTAGAATTTATTCAATAGTGTAAGACGTTTCAATATTTTTTCCCACCGTGAAACATCACCGGCTGGTCTAGATAGTTCTAAATACATGTTCATTCTCAGAAAATTAGGCGGGGAATATAATATTCCGGCTACATGAATTGCCTGTTTTTTTATTTGTTTGTAAATCAAAATTTGTAATTGAGTTATATCTGCAATAGGAAGAAAATTTACAAAAACTTTGTATGTTCCATGATGAACACCTGCTTTTGCTTCTACTTCTAAATATCCTGAATTAAAATACAGATCTGCTAATTCTTTTGCATCTTGTAAAGCATTCGGTGAATAAAAATCATAATCTGGTATTTCTATATCATGATCATAAAATTGTGCATATTTTGGTAGAATATTATTGATAGCTGTACCTCCGTAACATACCAATTTTTTACGTATTAAAAAGTTCTCTAAAATTGATATAATTTTTACTACATCCTCGCTTTTTGCCAGTTTTTCTCCCTGTAATTTTTCCGTTTCGTCTACAGCGTTTCGTAAAATAGCCAATTCACATTCTTCGAAAGACATATCATTATTGCAATATTTTGTATTGTATTTTTTTTTATGATTTATCATATATTTATATTTGAATATATAATAAAAACAGAAATTATAATTTTATATTTTTAATTTGTTTTTTAGTATAATATTTTTTAACATAAGAAAGAGGTAAAACAGCGGTTTGGTGTTCATTGAAGAAATCTTCATATGCACGTAGATTATTGTCTTGTATATAAAAACAATTAGTAATAAAATTGCAAGACCAGTTTAACATTAGATTTGTAAAATCGGGGTTTGGAGCATTTGATGCATTAGAAATCTTAGTTTGCTTTAAAATTGCTATATCATTATCTGGTAAAATGAATTGTAAAATTGGGTTCATGGTAGAAAGGCCGTCTTTTCCAATCTGAATAGGCATTTGTGATTGTTTCATTATTGTCGTCGGTGAATTAATAGTCGTATTTCCTATTCCGGTTTCTATATGAACAAAATTATTTAAATCATAGCAATTTTTCTTTTCCAAAGGGCATTTTGATTTATTTCTCCAATTTGGATCATAATTATAATCAAGAAGAATAACAACTTTTCCCATAAGTTCGCTCATTTTTGTTTTGTTGATATCAATTCTATTGTTGGTCTGATTTGTAGTTGGTATTTTAGCTGGTGCTGTATTTGGTACTATATTTGCTGCTGTATTTGGTACTATATTTGGTACTATATTTGGTACTATATTTGCTGCTGTATTTGGTTTAAATGTAGTTGGTGTCATTGTTGATACATTAATAATTAAAGAATTAAGTAAAGGAGACAGTTTTTGTGCCGAATAATAACCCAGATTATTCGAATTTTGAAGTATATTATTCAAAACGTTGGAAACGTTTTTTAAAAAAGCTTGAGTTTGTGGAAGTTTGATCAAATTTTTTATTTCTACTTTATTTACAAAATCTTTCATATTTGAAGGATTTGTAGTATTTGATGATTCTGGTATAATTAATGAAAAAGCAGTTTCTAGTATATTTCTTGTATTTGAATCTAAATTTGGATTATTTATATCACGACCGTAATTATTTAAATATGTCATTAAATCTTTCATTTCTGGTGCTTTAAATAAATTTAACATGATTTCAGCATAATAATCTCTAGTTGTAACTAATGTCATTGTTGGTGTCATTGTCGGTGTCTTCGTTGGTGTCTTCGTTGGTGTCATTGTTGGAGTCATTGTTGGTGTCTTCGTTGGTGTCATTGTCGGTGTCTTCGTTGGTGTCTTCGTTGGTGTCTTCGTGACAAAAGGTTCGATATTAATATCAGATACAAATCCATTTTTTATATTAGAAAACTGATATAAATTCGAACCGATATTTGCGTATATAGAAGATGCAATATCTTGGTAAAGATAATTATAACTAAGGTCGGGATGAATACGCAAATGGATAAACAAAGGGTCTTTGTAATTTTTTGCACAACCAGGCGCATTTGTTATTCCATAGGTAACAGCTGTTTGTAAAATATCATCCAAAGGTTTTATTTTATTTTTATCGATATTAACAATAGAGTTATAATTTGGAGAAACGACATGAGGAATACCGCTAATATTCGCAATTTCAAAATCAATAAATCTACAACCTCTTGATAAAACATAAATTAACATTTCATTTGTTATAATACCTCCTTTTCCAGAACATGCGCTATTATATGATGATTTTACAGTATATTGTGAAATAGGTAATTCTGAAATATTCTGTTGTGAATTCGCAATACCTATAGAAGAATTTGATGATGAAACCAAATTTTTTAGAGGTAAAATCTTAATATAAGAACTTGTATTTCCATATTGTTTGTCATTTTCAAATGCCCTGGCTTCTTTGATACCTTCAGGATTATCTGATGTCAATCCTTCTTGTATAATTTTTTTTTGAATTAAATATAATATTACACATAGGATAAATAATATACATAATAAAATAAAAAATGATCTAGTTAATTTCATAAATAATAAAATATACGGCGATAATAATATAATGAAATAATCTATCTATAAATTATAATGCCAGGAGGATTACTAAATATTATATCTGTGGGAAACAACAATTCAATATTAACAGGAAATCCAAGTAAGACCTTTTTCAAAGTTACTTATTCAAAATATACAAATTTTGGTCTACAAAAATTTCGCATTGATTATGACGGTGCGAGAGATTTACGTTTAACAGAACCCTCTGTATTTCAATTCAAAATTCCTCGCTATGCCGACTTACTCATGGATACTTATTTGGTAGTTACATTACCAGACATATGGAGTCCACTTTACCATCCTACAAATCAAAATAGTAATCGTTGGACGTCTTATGATTTCAAATGGATTAAAAATTTAGGTACTCTTATGATACAAGAAATTACGATAACATGTGGTTCATTAACATTGCAAAAATATACAGGAGAATATTTAACTGCACAAGTAGAGAGAGATTTCAGTGAAGAAAAAAAAAATCTTTTTAATACTATGTCTGGTAATACAGCCGAATTTAATGATCCTGCAAATTACAATGGACGTGCAAACACTTATCCTACTGCTTGGTATACTAAAAAAAACACAGGTGCAGAACCTTCTATTCGCGGACGTAATATTTATGTACCCATCAATACTTGGTTTACATTAAATAGTCAATGCGCATTTCCACTTGCTGCACTCCAATACAACGAGCTTGTTATAACAGTTACAATGCGCCCTATACAAGAATTGTTTCAAGTACGTGATGTATTTGATTTTCAAAATTTATATCCATATGTACAGCCAGATTTTACGCAACCACAATTTCAAATGTATCGTTTTTTACAAACTCCCCCTTCAGTTATTTTGACGCCTGATAATTATAAAAATAAAGTATCTGTTTGGAACGCAGATATTCATTTATTGGCGACATATTGTTTTTTATCAAAGGAAGAGACAGAATTATTCGCAAGTCAAGACCAAGTTTATTTAGTAAAAGATGTTTTTCAATACAATTTCGAGAACGTAACAGGTACTAGAAAATTACAAGTTTATTCAAATGGAATGGTTTCGAATTGGATGTTTTATTTACAAAGAAATGATGTAAATTTAAGGAATGAATGGAGTAATTATACAAACTGGCCATATTCTTCTATACCAGGTGATTTAGAATTAGGAACTGATGATAATAAATTGGCACCTTCGATACCTTATGGTCCGCGTATTGATCCTTACGACGGTCGTAACACAGGTATTTATATTACAGGTGATTATCAACCTATAAATCAAAAAGAAATTTTGAATTCTATGGGAATTTTATTCAATGGTGAATATCGGGAAAATACTTTAGAAAGCGGTATTTATAATTATGTTGAAAAATATACGAGAACACGAGGTTCGGCACCATTTGGTCTATATTGTTATAATTTTTGTTTGAATACAAGTCCATTTGAATATCAACCATCTGGTGCAGTCAATATGACAAAATTCAAAACAATTGAATTAGAAGTAAATACGTATACTCCTCCTGTAGATTTAATAAATTCAAATTTTGATGTTATTTGCGATACAGATGGAAATCCGATAGGTGTTCGAAAACAAAACTGGCGATTGTTTCAATATAATTACAATATGACTCTTTTCGAGGAACGTTATAATGTATTGACGATTATTGGTGGAAATTGTGGTATGCTTTATTCTCGTTAATATCTATTCCTTTTTTATGATAATATAATATAGAAATTATTATATTATGGAAATTGATAATGGTAAAACATTGTGGAAGAAAAAATTATTTAGTGATAAACCATCAGCTACATATAATGATTTTCAGACATTGAATATGATAAATAAAATAAAGAAGTCCTCTGCGAAAAAAGAGAAACGAAGGAAACTATTTAATTATAAAAATATCCAGACATTTGAGAACATTCATGAAGCAGAAAAAACGATGAAAGAAGAATATGTGGATGGTTCTCATGCTGGTGATTTAGATTCTAATGGAAAATGGAAAGATTCGGAAGGGCATATAGAAACAGGATATTTTGATGATACGGATGGTTCTTATTGGCTTATTGACGAAAAAGGTAATAAAACCAAATATGATGGTCCTATGGACCCTGAAAGTGGAATCCCTTTGACCCCGGATTTTTGGGAGGGGTTAGATTCAGGCGATTATGGGTTAAGTGCCGACGATCCACGAGTTCGTCTTTTAAAATTTATTGATTATATTCAAGCAAGTATTGAACATTTTAATCAAAGTATAGCGGAACATATAGCAAATGGATTACAACAAACTGTTCCTGTGCCAATAAATACTATAGTTACAGAAGGATCGAATATTTTAATATTGAAAAAAAAAAATGATTTAGCTACTTCTATAAACAATGAATTTTTTTCTGGCATAACTGTACAAAAAAATTTTATTGTCAAAGGACCTGGCATTCCCAGTACTGCTGATAATGCAGTAACGGTAGTTTCAGTTACAAGTTCTACTCATATTACTATAAGCAAGAATGCAACAAAATCCGGTGAGTTTATTTTAGATTATTATGAATATGCTGCAAATCTTGATGACGTAGCTCTCATTCGAAAATTTGTATCTTTATATTTAAGTGCTCTATTGTCCTTTATTTTTTCTTATAATCTAATTTATGTAACAGTATGCAAGGATGGAACAGAAAAAACTGTAAAAATGCCCGAGTTAAAGAGTGATACTGCAAAAAATTTGACTTTGGATGAGTTGTTAGGTATGCCTATGCAAGGTGTAGTATTTTTTTTTAACTATCCTATGCAATTCTCAGACCTTTTACAATTTTTCTTACTAAAAGAAATACCAAAATATTTTTTGTATTTTTTAAATGCACCGCTATTTTTTATGGCATCATTTGCATCGATGATCTATGTCATTGAAAATTTTATGCCTATTTTCTTACAATTTTTACGTGATGTTATTATGATGAATACCAATAACTTTTACGTAAATATGATGTATGCATTAGTTATATTTTTTTTCGTTTATGATTGTATTGTACTCATTAAAAACCTAAAAACTCTAAAATATTCAATTACAAATATTACGCGATTATTTTCAATGCCAATAACAATGTTTCTTCTAGGAATATTTCAGTTTATAATTACATTAGGAATAGCTGTCCCTTTTGGTGCAATTCTTTGTTTGATGTTTTTTATAATTATATCTACAGCGATAATATGGTACCCTTTCGTATCAATGGATCCGAATAAAATAGTTGGTATACTTGATATTCCTTATAACATTTTTTTCGGAAATGGTCCGATTTATGAATATTTACATAAATCATTTTTGACGAGTTTTGATGTGAACGATAAAAATACAACTTATGTCCAAAGAGTTCAATATTTATTTGCAGTCATTTTTGATTTTATTTGTTCAAATATGTTTATTATAACAACCTTAGTTTTGATGGGGATATCTATAAAAGATTTTGTTTTTATTAGTAATCCTATGTTGAAAAATAATATTTTAAGATTAAACGGATTTATTATGATTGCAGTTATTGGTTATTTAATAATTAAATTCAACGACAAATTGTCTGAAAATCGTAAAGTAACAGACAAAGATTTGGAAACTTTGAATGCAGATAAAGAACAGGCATCTGTTGATGAATCTGAAATTACTTCTGATGATATAGCAATGGCTGAAGAAGTTGGTGAACAAACTGGTATTGATTTTAAAAAACTTGACGTTAAAAATGTGATGCAAAGCCCTCAACAAGCAGCACAAGAAATGACAAATAATATAATAGATGGAAAAATAGGAGAATTGAAGGGACAATTTGCTAATCAAATACCAGGATTACCAGAAGGATTGCAACAAGGGTTACAACAAGGATTACCAGAAGGATTGCAACAAGGGTTACAACAAGGATTACCTGGGTTACAACAAGGATTACCAGGGTTACAACAAGGATTACCAGGGTTACAACAAGAGTTACCAGCAGGATTGCAACAAGGGTTACAACAAGGATTACCAGGGTTACAACAAGAGTTACCAGCAGGATTGCAACAAGGATTGCAACAAGGGTTACAACAAGGATTACCAGCAGTACCAGCAGGATTTTCTGATATGTCAAAATTTATGAAAAATAATTAAATAATAGTATATTTATTTATGCGAAAAATTCATATAAATAAATAAACGGATAATATATAATAAATGGGGAAAAAAAAGACAAATTATCCATTAGTAAGCGTGTGTACACCTACTTTCAATCGTAGACCATTTATCGAGAATATGTTTCGATGTTTTCTCAATCAAAATTATCCAAAAGATAGAATCGAATGGATCATTGTCGATGACGGTACAGATAAAATCAAGGATTTAATCGATAAATCAGGAATTACACAAATCAAGTATTTCCCAATCGAACAAAAAATGACACTGGGTGCAAAACGCAATTTTATGCATAAACAAATCAAAGGTTCTATTGTCGTATATATGGACGATGACGATTATTACCCACCGGAACGTATTTCCCACGCAGTAGAGCGTCTTCAAGGTGATAAAAATGCGCTTTGTGCAGGTTCAAGTGAGATTTACATTTATTTTAAAGGTTTAAATCGTATGGTTCAATGTGGTCCTTACAATCCAAATCATGCCACTGCCGGAACTTTTGCATTCAAGGTCGAATTATTGAAGCATACACAATATGAGGATCATGCGGCTATTGCAGAGGAACGCGCTTTTTTGAAAGGGTATACGATTCCATTTGTTCAATTAGATCCAATGAAAACCATTTTGGTATTTTCGCATGAGCATAATACGTTTGATAAACGCAAAATGTTGGATAATCCTCATCCTGATTATTTAAAAGATTCTCCGAAGACCGTAGACGATTTTATTCGAATGAAAGACGAGGCACCTATCAAAGAATTCTTCATGAAAAAAATAGATAAATTATTGGCTAATTACGAACCCGGAGAACCCAAGATGAAACCGGATGTACTCGCGCAAATTAAAGTCATTGAAGCAGAACGCGCAGAAATGATGCGTAAAGCACAAGAAGAAATGGCTGCAAAGAATGCTGCTGGACCTATTGTTTTACAGCGACCTGGTGAGGAACCTAAAGAATTGTCGCAGCAAGAAGTCGTCGGTATTATTCAACAACAACAAGCATATATCGGTGTACTGACAAATAAAATACAAGAACTCGAACAAATTGTTATTCAAGTACAGACGCAATTGATTGAAGCCGAAAATAAATTCATAGAATCCACGCGAACAAAGGAATCTGTTCGTGAAGAGAATACAGAGATCAAGGTGATGGGATCCGAATCTATTATTGATACCATAAATCAATCAG